CTCAATCCAAGAGTTAGTAGTCGCTTTGTACGATGAGGAAGACAAGCAAGCACTAATAGAAAAACGTAATGCAGTTAAAGCAAAATATCCTAAACCTGAGTAACCATGGCAACAACTAAAGCGACAACACTAGCACACACATTAGGTGGAATTTCGTCTGACATTAGTACTGCTGAAATCAATAGACTTGATAACCTTACTGGTGATATTCAAACACAATTAGATGCTAAAGCACCTAAAGCATCACCTACGTTTACTGGAACAGTAGCAGGAGTAACTAAAGCTCATGTGGGATTAGGTAATGTAGATAACGTAGCAGATGCTAGTCAGACATCACTAGGTACTGTTACATCTGGTACGTTCAACGGAACGATTGGAAGTAGTGCGACAATTACTTCAGGTATTAATATGCCTAATTTCACCTACAACCTAAGTGTTGGACAAAAGCGGACAATCACTATTGGTCCCAATCAAATTATTGTTTATGGTTCAGTAAATGCCAATGGTACTGGAAATAGTTCTGCTGGGACAGGTATTTATGGTTCTTCATCTAGTAGTGGTAGTCCCAAAGTTTTTGGAATGTGGGGTTATATAGCAAAAAATGGGACAAGAGAAGATGTTGGATCTGTTTTAGCTATTTCGGACACTTTAAACGTAAGGGATCGGATACAAGGATATTTTCAAGGTGCATCAACCAATGGAATAGGAACAGGCACACTAAGTCCAGCGAGTGCAAGATGGTCAGCACAATTCAATTCATCAGAGGATTATGAATTACAATTAGCATCTGCTGATGGTGGAACTTTTTATTATTGGTTAAACATAGTGACAGTATAGAGGTTAAATGCCCTACAGATACGACACAAAAACAGAAACTATTTTTCAACGTGATTTAAGTGATGATGAATATGCTTTGCTTCTTTTGAGAGCATTGCGAAACGAAAAACTACAAGAAACAGATTGGTGGTGTTGTTCTGACCAAACGCCTACACAAGCACAATTAGATTATCGCCAATCTCTTAGGGATTTTCCTTCTATTGCATCACCCTCATTAGATGAACATGGAAAATTAATAAACGTAACTTGGCCTACTAAACCAGAATGAGTGGACATCACTTTAACCCAGCGGATCAATATTATAACTATCCCACAACACAAGCAACAGAAGTTATGCCAGAATTAAATGCTTTAAGTAATGTAATAATGGAACTAGGTATACCAGCGTGTGTAATTATAGCTAGTTTCTGGTTTATTAAATATACAACGGATCAAGGAAGAAAAGAACGTGAACAATTTTGGGCTAAAGATGCTGAAAATGATGATAAGATAATGCAATTAGTAGAAAAGTCTTCTGATGCTATTATGTCTATGAAAATAGCACTAGAACAAAATACCCAAGCTATGAGAGAACTTACTCTTAAATCTAAGTGACCCCAGATCCTACCCCAGAGGAATTAACTTCTTCTATTGAAATAAAATTTAATTTATTTGCAGAGGAAATCCTCCACTATAAGCAGACAAGTAAAGCTAGTCATTGGTTTAATGCTATAAAGATCATTCGGGATATAGCAGATCAAATAGATGACCTAGAATTAAAAACAGAAGCAAAAGTAAACTAATGGAAGAGATTCACGAAAAGAAGACTGTAAGGAATGGTGCTAAACAGAATGACCCTAATGTTGCTATGCAGAAACTTAGGTTTTGGGCAAGATTTCTTATTAGTCTATTAGCATTTAGTTTGTTTGGTTGGTTAGTAATTACTATGATTAATAAACCTGACGAACTTGCACAATCTTCTAAAGATCTAATTAACCTAGCTTTTGGTGCTTTTCTACCAATTATAGGTATGTTAGGTAAGCATTGGTTTGAGACTGATCACGAACCAATAATTAACTCTGATCCACCCCCAAAGAAAGGAAGTGATGGAAGCGATATTGTTGAACCTAGTTAAAAATTTAGTTTTGTCAAAAATAACTGATTTACAACCACATCAAGCGGAAGTAATTATTGATCAAACTATTTCTTCAAAAGAAGTACAAGCTATCGATAAAAAAGTAGAAGCAATGAAAGATAATGCCCACAAATCACTCAAGGAACTGATATGGGGATGATTACAGATCATTTCTCAGAAGATGAGATGAAATGTAAAGGTTCTGGTGACTGTAAGATGGTCCCAGAGTTCATGCAAGCACTAGAGAAGATCAGAATGGAACTAGATAAACCTATGATTGTCTCTAGTGGCTATCGTTGTCCTGAATACAATGACGAAGTGTCAAGTTCTGGTCTAACTGGTCCTCATACTACTGGTAGAGCAGTAGATGTAGTATGTAGTGGTGGTGATGCTCTTAAAATTATGGAATTAGCTATTAAACATGGGATGACAGGGATTGGTGTATCACAAAAAGGTGATCACAGTAAAAGATTCCTACATCTTGATATGTTAATTCCTAATATGAGCAAACCTCGTCCTTGGGTATGGAGCTACTGATGCACTATCCTAAAAGGAAGAAAAAGAAGAAAAAGAACCCTCTCAGGATTTATTGATGGAACGTCAACTAGAACGCTTACATAATGTTCTTACACAAGAACTACTTACTAGAATTACTAGTGGTGATGCTTCTGCTGGGGATCTTAATGTTGCTAGACAGTTCCTTAGAGATAACCACATAGAAGCACTACCAGTAGCCGATAGTCCTCTCAAGAATCTACTAGATACTCTTCCCCCACCTGAGTCTATTGACAACTGCAACTGAAGCAGAGTTACTAGATAGACTTACGTTCCCGATATTTCTCTCCCATGTGTGGAACCACCTACATCTTCCACAACCAACCCCAATCCAACAAGATATAGCTACATACCTAGAAGAAGGTCCACGTAGACTAGTCATTGAGGCATTTAGGGGTATAGGTAAAAGTTATATTACTTCTGCTTATTGTTGTTTTTGTCTATTAAAGAATCCTGAGACAAAAATATTAGTTGTTAGTGCAAGTAAAATAAGATCAGATGATTTTAGTACATTTACCCAGAGATTGATCTTAGAAATGCCTGTGCTACAACATTTACGTCCCTCAGACCACCAGAGGCAGAGTAAAATTTCTTTCGATGTTGGCCCTTCTACCCCTGCTCACGCACCTTCTGTTAAATCTGTAGGTATAACTGGTCAAATGGCAGGTAGTCGTGCTGACCTAATTATTGCTGATGATATAGAAGTACCAAACAACTCTATGACCCAAGGTATGAGGGATCGTATAGCGGAGTCTGTGAAGGAATTTGATGCTATATTAAAGCCTAGTGGCAGGATTATATTCTTAGGTACACCTCAGAGTGAACAGACACTCTATGAGGTACTACCAGAGAGAGGATATGAGTTAAAGATATGGTGTGCCAGAGTTCCAGATCAGAAACTAAAAGAGAAGTATGGAACACGATTAAGTGACTACATACTAAACCATAAGGGAGAAGCTGGGTCACCTACAGATCCAGATAGATTTGATAGTTATGATCTAGAAGAAAGAGAACTAAGTTATGGTAGGGCAGGGTTTAGTCTTCAGTTTATGCTGGATACTAGTCTTTCTGATGCAGATAGGTATCCATTAAAGACACAGGATCTTATTGTTATGGATATACCTAAAGATAAAGGTCCACAAGAAGTAATAGCAGGAAGATTAAACCATACTAAACTAAGTGATTTACCTAATGTTGGTCTAGCTGGGGATGGTTGGTATGGTCCTCTAGATTTACCTAGTGGGTGGCAAGAATATACTGGGTCAGTCATGAGTATAGACCCTAGTGGCAGAGGTAAGGATGAGACTGCTTTTGCTATTGTCAAAATGCTGAATGGTAACTTGTACCTATGTAAAGCAGGAGGGTTTAGTGGGGGGTACTCTGATGAGGTAATGACAAGCCTTGTTAAACTGGCAAAGGGTTACAAGGTGAATCTGGTACTAGTAGAGAGTAACTTTGGGGATGGTATGTTTAGTGAGTTACTAAAGCCACATCTAAAAAGAATATATCCTGTTGGGATAGAAGAAGTAAGAAGTAACACACAAAAAGAAAGAAGAATTATTGATACCCTAGAACCTATTATGATGCAACATAGACTTATAGTAGATACCAATGTTATTACAGAGGACTATGAGTCTACTAAAGAGTACAATGTTGAGGATTCCTTGAGGAAACAACTGTTTTACCAGATGACTAGGATAACAAGGGAGAGGGGATCACTAAGACATGATGACAGATTAGATGCTCTTAGTATGGCAATAGGATATTGGATAGAACAAATAAGTGCTGATCAACAAGTAGAAAGTAATAGACAAAAAGAAGAAGCACTAGATATGGAACTAGAGAACTTTATGGAGGGTAGTAAGGCATACCTTAGTAAACCTAAGAGCCTAGGGGAACCTGTGTATACTTATTTTAGCAGTAGTAATCATTAGTAGTAGAAGAAGTAGTAGTACCTTGAACTATACCCAAGGTATACCCTAGGTATACTTTAGGTATACTTTAGTATTGTACTTTAGTTTTGTTACTTCTGCTTTTAATCTATGTCTCATGATTCCCATATCCATGGGTCTACTAGAGTATACTTAAATATAGGGTACTATAGACTGTATCCTATGGGGTTCGGTAATCTAGTTTCTGTACACATATTGGTGTAAAAAATTTGGTGCAAAAATTTGAATACCTTACTACGTATGTGTACCCCGAAATCCCCCCTTGGCCCCCCTCAAAGATCCTTAGTTTCCGATTTTATCCAAAACGGAAGTTCAAAGACTAATGATTTCAATGACTTAACAACCTGCCAAAACTAACACAA